GTAACTTACCGCTTTTCCGCCAGTAACTTACCGCTTTTCCGCCAGTAACTTACCGCTTTTCCGCCAGTAACTTACCGCTTTTCCGCCAGTAACTTACCGCTTTTCCGCCAGTAACCTACCGCTTTTCCGAAAGTAACTTACCGCTTTTCCGCCAGTAACTTACCGCTTTTCCGCCAGTAACTTACCGCTTTTTTTAAAAAAACAGAACGACAAGCAGTAATTCATGATCTTTGATTTCGCCTGTTCCGATTATCTCAGACTGCGGACAGCGTACTTTCATCTGCTCGACATTCAAATTTGAACCGTATGCAATATAATATCTCACAAAATCAATCCTTTCGCTTTTTGTACTGATATATTATCATAACATTGCGGAGATAGCAAGTAGAATATATCAGAATTTCAGGGAGGATTTTTGTTTGCTGTGCTTCACATGAAGCGGTTCTGCCGAAAAGAATTGTTATTCGTGCAGAACCTTTTCCATGCTACTCGCTTAAATTTCTGCCAAATCTGAATGCTGTGTCACCGTCAAGGTTTCTCGTCAGGAAGTCCCTTGCCGTTGCAAATTCCTCTCCCACAAATCCAAGTCTTATAAGCCATGTCCTCATTGCGAATTTCGGATTTTCTGTCTGCTGTGGTTTCGGACTTGCCGTTTTGAGTTCCTTTGTCATTTCAGAAAGTGCAAGGCAGAGCTGAATGTAGCTTTTAAGCTGTCCTGCGTGAAGTCCGTTTTTCTTGCCGTTGGCAGGCTTGTCAAACTGAAAAAGTCTGAATTCAATTGTACCCTTAGTAAAAACTGCATGGTAGTTCAGCATATGGCATCTGCTGTTGTTGTAGTGCTGAGTTCTGCCGTAGTCCGCATTGTTTGAAGTATACCATATATCCGCAAGCTGTGCCATTGTTGCAGGCTTTACTCTGTTGAGCTGTTCAATGAATTTCGGATTCACCGTTTTGCAGTACCTGTCCATTCTGCCGTTGTCAATTTTCAAAGCATCTGCTATCAGTCTTTCGTGACTTGCCATGATGTTCGCAAGATTCCTCAAAGTCTGAGGAGTGTGACCCTTTGCACCAATGTGAATATGTACTCCTGCACCTACTCCTGCATGGCTTATCGCACCTGCTTTGCGAAGCCTGCGGACGAGTTCCTGTAAGGTTTCAATGTCATCGTAGGTCAGAAGCGGTTTCGGTATAGATTTCATCAGCTCCGAGCGGAGAACCGTCACGCTGGAGCTGAGACAAGTATTCGCTTGGCTTAGGGTACTGACTTTCAGCGACTGTCACGCTTTTTCCTTCTGACGGCTTTTCAGCAAGCGATTTAGGCTTTCTGCCTGCACCCGCTCGCCGTCCGCCACGGTGTGTACCGTCTTTTGCCATTTTTTATTTCTTCTTCCTTAGTAGTATTTCCATCATGTCATCATCTTTGCCGGTGTAACCCTCTTCGCAGTTTGTACGGAAAATATTGTAAATCTGTTGCCACAGATAGTTCGCCTGTTTTAGATACGACTGACACATTGAAACGTAAGGAGAGGCTATGGGAGAGCCTGTTGTAGGGTGTTCGGAAATGTAGCCGTACTGGTTGAGCATTTTTTCACAGTGAATCCACCGTGAAGCTGTAACGGAATACTGTTCCAGAAGCTGACGGTTTACCAGTTCCGTACAGCCTTTTTCTTCGAGCCATTCGTATACTTCGGTGAAAATTTCGTCTGCACAAAGTTTAGTGCCGTCCTCCTGAATTTCTTTTGCAAATTCGGAGATGTCAGGGGGCTTGGTGGCTTTCAGTCTTACAGGTTTCAGGACTTCCGCAGGCTTACCCTCACTTAGCTTGTCTGAAAGTGCTTTTCTCTTTTTTCCTGCATTTGCCCTTGCACCGCCTCGCATAGTGCCGTCTTTTGCCATTTCCTCACCTCGTTTCAATTTGTGCAGTCGATTGCACAAAATATTTTTGCAATATTGATGTTACAAGAAATGTTGAGTCGACTCTACAAAATTTGTGAAACGGATTTCACTTTTTGTAGGTTCGAGTTTACATTTTCTGTTGAATCGGCTCTACTTAAATAATTACGAATTGATTTCAGAGGGGTTAATACCCCGTTTGATTTCCGATTTTTGCGTACGTGACTGCCCACTCGGTCTTTTGGTAACTGATTTTACAGAGATTTTTTATCCCCCCGTACCCGTCCGCACTCACCTCAATAGTGATATTCGGGGAATCTGTCCTCTGTACCCGTCTTGTAGTCATGACAAGGCTTGCAAAGAGCCTGCCAGTTGCTTTCGTCCCACATCAGAACGGGGTCATTTCTATGTGGGGTTATATGGTCAACGACCGTAGCCGTTGTATAACGTCCCTGAGCAAGGCATTTCACACACAAGGGGTGCTTGCGGAGATATACCTTGCTCAACCTCTGCCACTTACTGCCATAACCTCTCCTGTACGCTGACGGTCTTTTATATTCGTACAAATGTTTGTGTTCCTCACAGTAGGTCCCGTCAGTGAGATTTGGACAGCCGGGGTGTCGGCAGGGACGTTTTGATTTTACAGGCATAAAATCACCTTATTTTTTTAAAATAAAAGCTGTCGTTGTAATCCGACAGCTTTATTAAGGAGACAGTCAAAACGCAATATGCAGTTAAACTACACTTTTTACCTAAACTTTTGACATTATCAGTATAGCACATTTCAACAGACATTTCAAGACAATTTACTACAATTGGGTACAAATTTTTGAAATTGCTCTCTTTTCTTTATTCCTGATACTGTTTGAGTGATAGTGCATATACTCAGCAGTTTGCTCCACAGTGTGGAACAGCAGATACCTGTGTATCAGAACCGCTTCCAGTTCTGCATCATCGAGCTGGGCAATAAGTGCTGACACAGAAGAAAGTGTATCGGCAAGTTTAGTTTTTTGTGTCTCAAATCGTTCAATTGTTTCAGCAAGTCTCAGCATAGACTTTTCCGTTGAATTACAGCGTGTGTCAGACTTGCCGCTTCCAATTCCCGAATTGCTGTTCATGCCTTCTGCAATATGCCTGTATCTGTTCACTGTTTCTGAAAGCACATCAAGCTGACACTGTATAAACCTTACGCTCTGCAATTTTTCCCTGACCTCTAACTCAGTCATACATATCACCCCTTAATTTTTTTAGCCTGCCTGTCCGCAAAACTGTACTCACCTGTCATGCACTGGATAGCTTTGCAGGCAAGTAAAGCGATTGTTTCTGTATCTTTTGATTTTTCTATATCCGAGAGCAAAGTACACGCTGAACGGATATTGTCCTGATATACTTTGTGTAATTGAAGTGAGTAGTCCGATTCTGAAACATTTTTCTGATACTCACGGTACAATAAAGCTTTTTTTCTTTCTGCACTTTCTTTGTCAAGCCCCTCGAACTTGAAAGCATAGTAAATCTTGCGGAGTTCGGAAAAATATTTGTATTCCGCAGGCGGAAAGTCAGAAACGTCAAGTGAACCGTCATAGCACTGCTTTTCAAGGGACTTAAAAACAGATTCGTCATTGAAATTATAAATTGTTTTCATTATTCCTCGCTTTCGGGGGAGGATAAAAATTATGCTCCCCCAGTACTTTTAAGGCTGTACTTCGGTAAAATATAGATGTTAAAAAATGTAAAGGGGGAGCATAACCACAAAATATAAACTCTCTTTATATATTTTTTTCATGTAAAAAGGTTAAGAATTAAGCTCCTATGCTCCCCAAAATGAATTATGCTCCCCCGATTGTTATTCCTGTAAGTGACAGGTCAGTGTAGTAAACAGTTCCATGAGATTTCTTTTTATTGAATTTTTTGCCTATTTCAAGGCAAAATTTTCTCAAAGACATTTTATACTCATTGCTTTCACTTGCCCACTTGCAATACACGGCATATAGTGTGCTTGCTTGAACTTCTCCTCCTGCCTGAACATAGTCCGAATCGAGGAACATTGCAATAACATCCATTTCATGCTTATACTCTTTTATGGCTTCGAGTATAATAAACGGTTCAGAGAGTCCCTCAGCTCTCCATAGCCTGAATCCCTCGACCGCCCACGCAAGAATATCAGGGAGTTCCTGCAAAAGTTCATTAGTGAGATTCTTGTTTACCTTGCTGTCTGGAATGGTCACGGTAAACGGGATTACTTTAAGTCTACGCCATATACCAAAATCATTTCCACGGATTATAGGCTTGTGGTTAGTAACAAGGCAAAGTTTAAATTCGGGATAAAATTCAAACTCATTGCCGTACAGTCTCCTCGCTGTGATAGCATCTCCGCCCGTAAGCTGCTTGATAAGCCCCTCATTTAGTCTCATGCCGTCATTGGATTCCAGCGCAACTGTGCATCTTGCCCCTTTAAGTCTTGCGATGTCGGAGTTTGCAGAATTTCCCACAGGTTTCACCATAAGGCTTTCAGGTTGCATATTTAGCGAATATTCGCCTAAAAGTGAACGCATAATTTCAACAAGCACAGATTTTCCATTTCTTCCTGTGCCGTACATGATAAAAATGCACTGTTCTGACGTTATACCGCTCAAATTGTAGCCGAACATTTTCTGAATATATCTAATCAGCTCTTTGTCACCATTAAAAATTTCGTCAAGGAATTTCAGCCACTTTTCAGGCAGTTTCGGACTTTCAGGGAAATGAGTTCCGAGCATTTTAGTCATATAGTACTCACGCTTATGAGGCAGAAGTTCACCCGTTTCAAGGTCAATTACACCATTTTTGCAGTTTACAAGTGCTTTCTGTGTGTCAAGTTCGTTCGGTGTAATCGGTACAAGATGTTCAAACTCCTTTATCATAGCAACTTTTGAGTTATGAGAACGGGTTTTTTTAGCGTGTTTTGCAAAATCTTCCGCATATATACCGTCCTGATACTCCACGCCCCAAAGTTGTTTTTCTTTTTTCATCATTTCAAGTACTTCATCAGCAGCAGATGCAATCATTTGCTTGTTATCACAGTTCCACTTGCCGTCTGCATAGTACAGCCAGCACTTATTAGTGCAGTCATATATGAAATCACTGACATGAAGTGATTTCAGTCGCTGTGCATTGCCTGTATCGTCAAGAGAATGCCTTTTCAGCTGAGGCTGAACACTTGGTGGCGGATTTTTTATACTTATGCGATAATCGTCTTGTTTCTTTTCGGAATAAAATTCAGTGCATTTTGAAACTGCCCTATTTACGGTAAGCTTGCCGTATGTACTGCCCGACTGCTTTCTGTCCCACTTGTCACGCATAAGACCTGATGAACGGTAAATTGAGTCTACCTTGTCAGCATCTCCGCCACACCAGAACGCAAGCATTGAACAGAATGCAAGGTCAGCTTCGGAGTGAGATGGAAATCCTGAAATATCACCGCTGAAAAGTGCGTTAAACTTGTCCCTCTGCTTTGAGTTTCGTATTTTCGATATAATTTCACTTTCAGTGAGATTTGCAGGTACTGACGGGGGTGAGGGAGTGCCTGACTTTGTTTTAGTCTGTTCACCGAGGTACTTCTGGTGGAGTGACTTTATTTTTTCGGTACAGTCTGAAATATCGGGAAAATTTCCGATAGAATTACCAGTCATTACAAAGTATCTGCCTTTGTCATACATTTCAATTTTACCCTTGCGTCTTGCACCCTGCGGAAGCGTTCCACGGCAGATAATATGGATTCCGTTGCCAGACTGGGACAGTTCAGCGTAAGACTGCAAACCGCTTATAAATTCGTAAATTATATTATTTTTGTCACCGCTTAAAAATTTCTGAATATCTTCCTTGCAGTCATCAATATCAACGCCGAAGAAGTCAGAATTTGAGAAGTTAAAGCCTATTCCCGAATAATTACGGGTATGGCACGCTGTAACTGCACTGTCAAAACTGCACCACGTTGATGGGTCATTGGACTTTGCAGGGAAACCGCTTAAAGGGTCAACGGGTAACTTTTTTATACCTGAGTGGGACTTTGGGTCAGGTTCAGAACGCCAGCAAATCCAGTTCTTGACGTTTTTTAATTCATTTGGTATTTTAGTATAATTCATTTTTATCTCCTAACATAACAGCCCATGCATTATACATGGGCTGTATTCAAATTAGAATGGTACAACGTCATCACTTAATATTTCTTCATAGTCATTCAATGTCTGAGCAGAAGCAAAGCTGTCATTTTTAGGCGGAGCGACAGTATCTGACGAGACAGCCTGATTCTCTTTAAAAACGTGCTTGCAGTCAGGGAGCTTTGATTCAGCCATGTACTTGACATCTTCGTAAGTTTTGCCGTTGTACTCCCTGTGACCCACTGTAATGCGGATAGGACGGTTTACAAGGTCGTTACAGAGGTCAAGTACAGTCTCGTAAGATTTACCGCTTGGGAGCTTTGCGGACTTCGAGAGCGTCATAATCTGACCGAAACTGTACCCCTGTACCTGCATATCTGCCTGAGTAGGCTCACGGCGTTTCCAGAGTGTATGAAAAATACAGCGATTCTTGTACTTCTGTTCAACGTCATTTCTGACGACAAGAGAAAGGTTAAGACCTGTTGCACCTTTAGGGGTAGTGTGTTCCGTAATGCTTTTTATTATGACCTCATATTCACCTTTCGGGATAAGGTCAAAGCTGTTTACTTCCGAATAATCTGTTGAAAAAGCCATGTTATTTCTCCTTTATTATATTAATTTTATTGCATCTTCCGCACTTCTGCAAATGCCTGCAATTGCACCATATTCCTGCATAGCACGGAGAAAATTCAGCTGTTGTTTTGACGGTCTGCCCTTTGGTGTTTTCACCTCGATAAATACTGCTTTTCCGTCCGACTTTCTGAAACCGAAAAGGTCAGAGAAACCGACAGGAACGCCAGTATCAAAGTATCTGCCATCGGGAGTGTAGCCCTTGCCGACATTGATTCTGAAAATTATGCAACTGTCAGCGAGTGCGAGCCTGATTTGATTCTGTATTCTGTGTTCTTCCGTCATACTATCCACCCCATTTTTTTAGCCTGATAGTAGCACCACCCCGGCTTGTAACCGTGCTTTTTGGCATACGCTTGCAATTCTTTCATACTTTTACAGTCTTCCGCAGTAGTGTAGTCAAGTACAATACCTGCATTTTTCAGTTCATCTTCTGTAATTTTTTTAAGTTCACAGTCAACTTTTCCGAGTTCACGTTTTTTCTCTGAATCGAGATTGCAGCCACACTGAGGGCAGATTCTCGGTTCAGGCGGTACAGGCGTTTCAAAAACATTGAAACACTGTGGACACATGGTAAGGGACAAATCGTCATCCTGTTTTTTTTTGCTTTTCTTGCACCCATTCAGTGACCATTTTCTGTCAGTGTCAGGCATACCGTGTCTTGAATAGTTGCCTACATGATCAATGATAATTGCACGCTTATTTGGCTTGTACCGCATACATCTCATAGACTGTTGGATATAAAGCGTAAGCGATTGTGTAGGGCGGAGTAGAATTGCACATTCACAATCGGGAACATCAAATCCCTCGCTGATCAGGTCAACATTGCAAAGTATTTTGACTTCACCTTTGCGGAAATCGGAAATAATCTGCTCACGCTCTAACTTCGGAGTAGTACCGTCAATATGTCTTGCTGAAATTCCTGCATCACAAAATTTCTCAGCCATAGCCATAGAGTGTTTGACTGTAACACAGTAGCATATCGCCTGCTTACCGTCTGCAAGTTTTTTGTAATGCTTTATAACATCACCAAAAACATTATTTTGTAGCATAAGAAATTCAGCGGATTTTATTTCAAACTCTCCACGCACAATTTTTATTCCGCTCAAATCTGCAAGAGTCGGAGCATAGTAGTCATAAGGCGAAAGATAGTGATTTTCAATCAGCCACTTTGCCGAAACTCCCACAACAAGCTCGTCATTTACGTCTTTAAGTCCCGATCCGTCAAGTCGCCAGGGGGTAGCAGTCACACCGATACGCTTTGCATTTGGAAAACTGTCGTAAATTCTGCGGTAAGTAGTCGATTTGCTGTGGTGGTTCTCGTCGGTTATGATAAGTGCAGGGGGTTTGATTTTTTTGATTCTCCTTGTAGCAGTCTGTACCATCATCACATCACACAAGTCCATATCGACTCCCCACCATTTGAAAGTATTTTCAATCTGCTCGCAGAGTTCTTTTCTGTGTACTAAAAACAGTACACGGTTATGCTTTTGAGTAGCTTTTTTGGCTATATCAGCAACGATAACAGATTTACCGCCACCGCACGGAAGTACAATGCACGGAGCATTTTTGCCATGCTTGTAAGCCTCACGGGACTTCTGTATCAGGTCAATTTGATACGGTCGGAGCGTTTTCACTGTTGTTCATCTCCTTGCGCTTCTTGATTTCCTTTGCCATGCAGTTCCAGCACAGTTTGCGACCGTAATTTTTCAGCGTACCCTCTGCAATGTCACTTGCTGAACGTCCCTGAGCAGAAGTTATAATCGCACCGCAGTCCGAACACTTTTCAGGTTCAGCACCGTTTGACAGCCAGTCTTTAAGCTGTCTGCCGAGGTCGGAAGTGATAACGCCCTCAAACTTGTCAAGAAATGTAGTATCTTTCGATATAGTAGCGATATGATTTCTTGCAACGTTGAACACTATATCGAACTCATACTCCGTATTTTCACGCTGTACAGGTTCAAGACCAATTTTCACGGGGACGGTCTTTCCACGGTCGTTGAGTTCCATTGCATACGCCATTTTAGTACGCATAGTAATGATGACATGACAGTCAAGCGAAAGAATCGTATTGACGAGATTATTCTGTATTTTTCCTGCCTCGTTCCACGTTGAAAAAGAAGTTTTGTTTGTAGAATTTTCTGCAAGCCTGTTCTGTATATCAAGTACTCCGCCCTCGTTATTCCACGCATGGGAGAAGCTGTCTATGATAACAACACCGTCTGACCCTACTGCCTTACACGCTTCACGCACCTTTTCAATGTACCTTTCAGGGGAGTAAGGCGGTGTGAGTTCGTCATAGAGATATGCACCTGTTCCGAGGTCTGAACGTTCTGCATAGAACTGTCCTCGTCCGTGTTCCGTGTCTATAAGTGCGATTTTATCCCAGTCGCTGGTCACACCATAAGCGAGGTAAAGTGACGAAAGTGTTTTTCCTGCACCGCTCGGACCTGCGAGTGCTACCCTCATTTTTGCTGATTTCCTCTGTGCTTTTTTAAGTGCCATTTTAAAAACCTCCTATTTTATCTGAATGTTCTGATGTTCCACAAGGCTTGCACCTTTGATTTTCTGACCTGCAAGAAGTGCTGATTTAATAGCCGCCTTATCAGGAGTATAAGTAATTTTCTTAACGCTCCACTTTTTAGGCAAAATGTCTGCATTGACTTCCGTTGCAACGGACTTCCTGAATGTTACTTTTGCCCTTGGGCAGTCAAAAGGCTTGCAGTCAAGAGCCTGTGACAGCCACTTTTTAAGCCATTCAGCCTTAGCCAGTGCCGACTTCATACGCTTGTCAAGGCTGTCACGTTCTGCCTTCATCTGTTCCGCATCAGATTCGAGATTCTTTACCCACAGTACTACATTTTCAAGTTTTCTGTCACGTTCCATAGACAGCTCAATCAGTTTTTCAGCGTCAATAATTTCACCTGTTTCACTGTCCACACAGTTTAAAATCTCGCTGTCAATTTCGTAAAGTGTCACTTTTAAATTCTCCTTTCAAGCGTCGAGTACTCGGAAATGAGCTGTCTAAGCACTGTTGCCTGTCGTTCATCAGACTTCGGCAGCAACGAACGCAGTGTTTTTGCCTGTTCGTCAGAAAGCATTCGGCAGTAAGGGTGATACCATTCAGGAATAGATATGCCTCCGTTTTTGCCACAAGTCTGCTCTATTGGATATTCGAGAATCAGATTTCCGATGTCACGCTGAATAGTCAGTTTGGATACTCCAAATTCACGGGCCAGTTCCCCGATAGTAGTTTTTCTTCTGCAAACAAGTATCCTTATGATTTCGTTTCGCCTTCCAGATGTATCCATTCTTTTCACCTCCTAATTCAATTATAA